TGTAAAATAAGAAGGCCTTGTCCGTTTTTCTCCACAAAATATTATTGGAGTGGAGATCATTGTGAGTGAAACAGATGGAACTCTGAAGAAAAGTTAGTACAGAAATGACTTGAAACAGCCAGGCAATCCATCGTGCCTCCCATGCCGCGCTGCCGCGCTTGCACCCGTCAATTTCATCTTCATCCAGTAAATCGTCCATGACACCCTCTTGCGCCTCTTGTGCGATCAAAATGATCGGCATGTTTGGAATTTCGAGGCAAATGTCAAAATTACCGTCCATGGAATCAGAACCAGATCCAGACTCCGAACCAGATGGAGACTCTGATCCAGAGTTCGACAGAGACTCTGCATCAGATGGAACATCAAAATCAGAATCCTCGGCCGTTTGTTTCAGGATTTTTTTATTGATCTCAAAAATATCAGATCCATTCTCCGCCTCTTCTTCGATGTTATCAAAGGTGATCGATTCCACTGATTCGATGTCGCTCTGATCCAGGGGATCCATGAATGAAATCGGCTCCAGCTCCGAATCCGAATCCGAATCTTCAAAGGGTGATGTCGTAATTTCCTTGTAGAGTTCATCCAGGGCCTCTTTATCTTCGGTGTTCTGATGCAAGAGGGTCAGGCGAGCGCTATGTGACTGCATGCCCTTCCAGAACCAGCGACATTGGCGATAACTGTCATATTCATTCGAAATATTGAACTGATAGATCTTGCTGATCCCCGTAAAGGTTCCATACGAAAGAACACAATGCGGCGTGAGATCCAGTTCGCGAAAGCGGCTCAGTACAAAATTGGCAACGGCATCCACATAGGCCTGATTGTTGTGACTGTGAAGTTTAAGAAGAGTGTTTTTCCATGTCTTTTCACTTTGAGGAAGAAGCGGATGCTCGGGGCATACATATTTCTCCTTGATCATATCGATCGGGTTGAGAAGATGAACCACTTTGGTAAAGACCTCGCAGTCTTCGGTTTGATCGGGTTGATCATAGACGGCCCGTTTGGCCTTCCAGTGTTTGGGACGATCTTGTGAGACCCATTCCTGAATTTGATACTTGGTGGGAAGCTCCATGTTCTTGTGAGAGAGGGCCGATTCAGGGATGGTAAAGAGATCAAGAGCAGGAAAATAGCGTTGTAAGTGAGTGTAATGAGAAAAAGAGGAACGGTCATTTTCCGATAGTTCATGCGCTCGGCAGGGATCGCGCTGAATTCCTTTCAGAATGGATCTCATCTCATTTCTTCGTAGACTTCTCAACCGGGTCCACAAGCGCACCATGCGGATAGGCATCACAGTACAGTCGGACCAGCTCGCCCTTGCCGATGGAATTCTGTCGAGCCGTATCCTGACTAACCGTATAGTCCAGTGATTGAAATCTGTTACGCAGAACGGTCCGATCGATTCGCGAGGAGATCCAGTGCCAACTTTTGGGGTGTAAGTTCTCTAACCCCGTCTCCACAATCTCACCACATGCTCCTCCATAGGCTCGAATGGCAAAGTCGGCTCCAATAGGTGGTGTCGGTTGGCCATGTGTATCCTTTGGACCCAATCTCATGAATTCCCAGTCAGGATGTGTTGTTGGTAATGTAATAAAAGGACGAGCATGAATCTTTCTCTCCCAGATTTGAAAGCAACACTTTGCGGCCATCGGAGGCTCAAAGGAACAGGGCTCCAAAGGGATATCTTCATCCCATACCAAGTGAAGGAAGCGGGGTAGTTTATTATGAACACTGATACGACGAAAGGTGCGTGGAACAATGAAGGCGATGACATCGGCCCACGGTGCTGCATGTTGAAAGAACCTGATGGCAAGAGAGCTGACTTTGCCAAAAGGGGGGTTACCGATCACCAAGATGGGGGCATCCATGTCAGGCGGGGTATACTCAAAGAAATCTCGCTGAATAATTTCGGGATGTTGTGGGGAAAGATCCATCCCTATGCGCTTTTCAGTGGGGATTCGTGTAAGAAAGCTGCCATTGCCTGCACTGGGTTCAACGATCAATCCCCAGTTAGACCAGCGATAACGATTGCCCACATGCTGGATACATCGTTCTGCAATAGCAGGAATGGTATAGAATTGATCAAGGCCTGCTTCTCGTATACCAGCCGCCATCGTATATGATGTCAGATGATATAACCCGATCTTCAAATTTTACGATGAAACGCGTGTACAACATTCATGACAAAAAAGGGTTGTTGTACTAGAATTATCATGGCATCACAAGGGGGTCTCAATGTCAATCTCCGGAAGTTTGTGATGAAATCCATTCCACAAGATGCAGTTGCTGTCTTTATTGGTCGTCGTCGTACAGGTAAGTCAACTATTGTTCGTGATTTGCTCTTTCATCATCAAGATATGCCGATGGGTTGTGTGATTTCCGGAACAGAAGAGTCAAACGGTTTCTTTAAAAAGATTGTGCCACCCATGTTTATTCATGGCGAGTACAACCCTGTCATTTTGGCAAACTTTGTGAAGCGCCAGAAATTGGTCATGCAGCGTATTCAACAAGATGAGGGCAAGGGCATCAAATCGAATATTGATCCCCGTGCCTTTATGATTTTAGATGATTGTATGTATGATGATTCATGGACGCATGACAAGAACATTAAATATTTATTTATGAACGGACGATGGCTCAAGGTCTTCTTCCTTATTACCATGCAGTTCCCTCTTGGTATTCAGCCCGCTCTTCGTACCAATGTCGATTATGTATTTATTCTGAGAGAGCCCTACATGAACAATCGCCGCCGTCTCTATGAAAATTACGGGTCTGCCTTTCCATCCTTTGAATTTTTCTGTCAAATGATGGATCAATGTACTCAAAATTACGAATGTCTTGTGATTAACAACAATACACAGAGTAATAAATTGGAGGATACCATTTTCTGGTATAAAGCAGAAATTCACGGCGAATTTAAGATGGGTGCGCCTGAATTGTGGCGTCAATCTGAGATGTTGGCGCGTATCAAAGAGGAGGAGGACATTAACCAATATGATCCCCGCACTTCACAGCGACTGAAAGGCCCCGCCATCAATGTAAATAAGAAATATTAATAGGATGAATCGATACAGCAAACATCTTTCTGGTATTGTGTTTATGATACTATTGCTTGGAATGATCATATATTTTACCGTGAATCTACGGTCTTGTGAATCCTTTGTAGACGCGGGTCGTTGTGGCGTGGATTTGCCCTCGTGCTCTGGAAAACGCATACGGTGTATGAATGGATATTGCAAATCGGATATCCCTCCTGAGCTCCCTTGTCTATCCGATCTACCTATGACGCCACCGACGCGTTATTAATAAAACCTCACCCTGTGTTAGAAAATGGCTCACTCCAAATCAATGGGCATTGGCGCAATGGTTGTTCTACTTATTATTGCCGTTACCTTACTACCGATGATTGTTCGTTATGTCAATCGCATGGAACCGCACTTTGTCGCTGGATTTCGCAATTACATGAGTCCGATTGACTACAATGGCAATTCCACCGATCAGGGAGTCACTGATATTCCTGCCATTGGCCGCACCTCCCAGCTTCCTTCATGGCGCCCTGACCTCAACACCAATTACCTCTGCCGCTCTCCGAATGAAAGCGGCATGCCATGCCCTGAGGGTCAGTTCTGCGATGGAACGACACAGGCATGTGTCCCAGTGTATGCAGGCGGTGATCCCAACAAGAATTGGGTTGGATATTTTGCGTAACAAAAAACTCATAATAGTTACTATTATTTATTTTTTGTATTACTTTGTTGTATATTTACTTTGAATCGGATGATGATTCCGATGATGATTCCGATGGTGTTACCACCTCATTCTCAACCTTCTCCACAGAAACCGCAGCCTTCTCCACCTTGCGCTGAAAAGCCAAATCACCCTGGCCGCCAAACATGGAGTCAAACTGACCCGACGACGAGCCACCCACCACCTGCTTCGAACCCTTCGTACGCTCCTCGAAGAACTTCTCGCGCGAGTCCTCATTCTCCTTGTACTTCTTCATGAGCGTATTCAGCTGATCATTTGAATACTCCTGATCCTGCACCTCATGCGGCTGAGGATCCCATGGCGTCCACTTGCCGACATCGGCCATAAAGATATTGTGGTACTTGTCCTTCGACTGGAGCTTCTTCGCCTTGAGCTCTGCCTCCTTCGGATTGCCATAGACACCGCGTACTTTCACGCCGCGAATGGAAGTGTGAAAGTCATTCTGCGCATGGAACTCCTCCTCCAGCTTGGTCTTGTGCGAATACAAGAAATCATCATAGGCCTCGTTGATCTTTGTCTTGTTGAGATCCGCCTTGCTCTTCTGCACGAAGGAACCATACGAAGTCATGATATCATCCACACGCAGACGATTCTTACGGCAAAGGGCAGCGGCCTCAAATTGGTCCTTCTTCTCAAGCTCCGTGGCATGCTCGTTCAACTCCTCGTTCACATGAGTTACGGTATCCACCAGGAACTTCTCCAGATTCTTGATCTTCCAATCCACCTCATAGGCATGAAGGAATCGCTTGAAAAAGAAGAGGTCCTTCTTTTCGAGCACTTTCTCCGGACTCAGAAAACTGAGCAGCACATAGCGCTGGCCTGGAATCTCGGTGTCTTCGTCTAGAAAATCTTCCAATACGGTGTCGGGTTTATTGGTGTCGCTCATCTCTATGATTCTCTGTGTTGCTATGCTTTAAACTCATTACCCTGTCTGGAGCCATCCGAGTTCAGATGAGTTTTTTTCTGGAGACTGAATATAGAAACATGATGGGCTACGGATTTGCTGAAATTGTTAACCGCGTTATTAAGTATCTGATCGAGGGTCTTGTGATTGCCGCCGCGGCCATCTTTATCCCCAAGAAGGCCCTCCCGATGGATGAGGTCGCCACCCTCGCTGTCCTCGCCGCCGTTGTGTTTGCCATTCTTGATGCTGTGAGCCCGAGCGTGGGAGTTACGGCTAGACAAGGCGCAGGTTTTGGACTAGGAGCCAACCTAGTCGGCTTTCCTGCCCGCATGTAAATAAACATATTTGCAAGTACCCATTTTTGAATAAATACGAATCCATTTCGTGTATTAGATCAAAACATGGTATGACCCCCGCCCTTTGACACTTTTCTAAAATCTTTACATATAACATATTTTCCAAATGATTGGATATTATGTATATTTCTTCACAAACTCATGAGGGTATAAAGTCTCCTCCCTGGACTTAAGCAGTAATCACCTATCTAATTCTATAAAAGTATTAGATAAATGAAAGTTTGTGTAATATTTAGAGGTGATAATGTAAGAGAAGCTGACCATGTACGCAAATATATCGATGTATTGATGTGTTGGGATAATTTAAAAAAAACAATATACGATGATTTGACTAATAATGG